AGTGTCAACATAAACTTTATTTACTGCATCAGTGTTGGCTGAAGGCTGGTCTGTTAAAGTTATATCTTGTCCTGTTGGAACTACTGCTCCTGCATTAAAAGTTTGTGCTGACGCCCAAGTTAAGGCTTGATCGTCTAAATTAGCATATAAAGCTGTAGTATCTACATCAAAGCTATCAGCCCCTACCGTTGTGTAAGTCCCGTCCGGTACTGCAAATGAAAAAGATACAGCTCCTCCAATACTTCCCGATGCTGTCCCTGTTAAACCATTTCCTGCTGTGGCTGTCCAAGACGTAGCTTCTAGAGTATCGATTGCGCTCCTATTTTCATCTAAAGCACCTTCTACCGTCGTAGCTGTAATACGAGCGTTAGTGTCATGAATACCTATCATATGCGCACCTTTAGTATCCACTCCAGCTGTTCCTAAATCTTGCCATGCGGTGTCTAATGCATTAAAAGCTGTATTTACTGCCGAGTTAGTAGAAACTTTATTCTGGTTAGTCATAGCACCGATTGTAATAGTATTATTGTCAGTATCTATAGTCTTATTAGTTAAAGTATCGGTTGTACTAGGCCCTACTATGTTTTGACTAGACCCTACGTCTCCAAATATCCACCTACTTGCTGATTCATCTCATATTAACTGGGCATCATCTCCTGTGGATCTTCCAACCTGTATACCACCATCAGATGCAGTTTGAGCTGCTCCGCTAATGTAGTTTAATTGCATGATGGGATCTTCAGCTTGAACTTGGCTCACATCAAAAGAAACTCCAGAACCTACTACCTCTAAGTCACCCCAAATTTTTAAATTTTTAGGTGACCCAGTACTTCCTATATCAATGTTACCTGTAAAATCAGTTGTCCCATCCACGATGTTGGTCAGCTGTGTTTGTATAGAAGAAGTAACGCCGTCTACATAGTTTAACTCTGTAGTACTAAGTGTTGCTCCATCTAATATGTTTAATTCAGCTGCAGTCGTGGTCACAGCAGTGTTTGCTATTTGTAAACCATCCTGTACAATATCTATTGAGCCGTTTATAGCTAATTCGCTCCCGTCATTTACTGTAAGGTTAGTTTGTCTTGTTAAATCTATAATTGGCATTTATCAATCCTCCGTTATTGTGCTGTTACCTTTTGATAGTATATTCCTATCATATCGTTATTTTCTATGTTTATACTCCCCCCATTGCTAAGGTCGTGTATAACAATGTATGTATCTCCTATATGAAAATCGGAGCTTATTTGAGTATTAGTTTGGTCTGTATTAGATAAGTAGTAAACACCATTTATTAATACCGTGACTGAGCCGTTCCTCATTGATTCACCTGTCCCTAAAGACACTATAAATTTTGATCCTAAAGTTATATTTTCTTTATCGCTCCCACTAAATCTTTCGTAATACTGAGCATTTTCTGTCTCAATCTCATCTATCCTGGACTGAAGTATAGTATCATTACTATTCCAAGTTTGCCTACCGTTGGCAAAAGTAGATGTTGCGGGGACGGTCTGTATTACTTCAGGCATCAGTCTATTTAGGCATTATCGTAGTCTTCTAAAATTACCACAACTAGTACCTCGGATACAGGTACAGTCATTTTATCTCCGTTAGAGTATGTAACTTGAAATTCTCCCAAGTAAACTCCCGCAGTATCTGTGTCAGCTGGCACCCAGCTGTATCTTACTGCCCCAGTCTCTGCGTCTACTATAGAGCAGGACGATGCATTTACTTTTATAGTTTTATCATCAGCATCGATCATAGTAAAGGTAACTCCAGATGTAGCCGTAAGGTCAATATATTCCCCGCCTTCTTGCAAGTTAACATCTAGATGGGGGCGTGTGTCGTGTCTTTTCAGTGTGAAGGTATCAGTCATGCTGTCCGCCTTGTTATTTTAAATTTATAGTCCTAAGTTTAGAGTCTACCGTAGTCGATGACTTATTTAAAGTATTCAGAGTTAACTTAGACTTTGTGGTACTGGTCACATTTAAAAGATTTTTTTCCATAGTTTTAATATGTAAAAATACGTCGTTAAAAGTAAGATCCGCAAAATCCGAATCAAAGGTAGATAAACTTCCCCACCCTCCTACGTCAGTTAGAGGATATACCTGAGGGTCTTCTCCTAAATCTTTTATGTAATCTTTAAATATTTTTGTTAGTACCAACATAATGTAAGTTTCCTTTTTAATATAACCTTAAGGTAAAAAAATGTCAACCCTATTTATAAAAAAGAAAGGCCGAACAATGCCGGCCTCTCTTCTATAAAAAACTATTACTTTTACTAACTATTAGTCAGTTCCAGTAAATGTCATTCTTGCCATAGCACGGGAATTTCCAATACCAATACCAATGCTTTCATAAGCTGCCCAAGAAATGATATTCTTTTTCTTTTCGATCCAGAATTTAGTATCATTTAATACACAGAACTGTCCCAAGAAATCTTGAGCAGTAAAAGCATAAATTTTGTTATTTAAGAAATCTGAACCTGCTTGATCCTTAACTTTGTTAGAAACCACAAGTCTACGTCCTAAGAACGTAGCATATGTATAACCATTAACATGAGTCTCTGAACCAATGGCATCGCCTGCTGTAGTAGCCGCATATAAAAATAAACGGTTATACATAGTTGAATCCATTAACAAGACCTCTGCACGCAACTCATCGCCATCAAGATGATCAAACAATGTTTTCATGTCTAATTTCTTGATTGTCCCGTCTGAAGCAAATGTTGCATTAAAAGCTTTAGAAGATTCCATTGCAGAATCAACTGTCTTTAAGAACGACTCGTCTTCTGTACGTTGAATATCAAGTACAGAGTTACGTTCGATAACTTCAGTAAGTGGCATATCATAAGCTAATAATTCTTCTTCTGTCTTCTGGAAATCTTCACTAGATACCATGTAGAAAGGAATTTCATAGCGTTCGCCCATTACGTAGTTAGTCGTTGGGTTACCGCGGAAGTTAACAGTCATAGCTTTTGAGTCTGGCTCAATATCTACGATTTTAACTAATCCATCGTGGTTAACTGATCGTTGTAAATCAACCTTAGTAACATACTGTGGTTGAATGATCTTACGTGCGAATGAAACTTCGCGAAGCTTCTGTCTAATAAAAGCAGAACCTTCCTGAGCTACTTTTTCAAGTCCTTCAGGGGAGTTCAACTTCTGAATAAACAGCTCATTTATTGTTTGTGCTGAAACATTATCCATTATCTAATTCCTCCGTTAAACCGTTGTAAACTCAATACAGTTATTAAATGTAGACCCGTAGTACTCTACGCCGTCCATATCTACTTGTGTTGCATAACCAACCACAATATCAGAACCTGATGCTGCTGCCAATTTTCCGTCAGTACCGACCGAAAGGGCGTCACCTGCAGAAATACCAGAAGCTGCAACTTGGTCAGTTACAGCATGAAGCTGTCCCATCAAAATCGTAAGGTTTCCGGTGGCATCGATGTCGGGGCTAAATCCCGCAGCAGTAGTGCCACGATTTTCAGACCAAATTACATAAGCCTTAGCACCTGCAGTCGGAAAATCTAATTTTCCTGTCGCATCATATGCAGCCCATGTTCCAGTAACAGCCGCGTCAGAAGACGAGAATGCACTTTCAACATCAATTCGGTTCAATAGATTTAAGCTACTTAAAATTTTAAGCATTTTTAAAATCCTCCGTATTATTTATCTTATTAATCCTCTAACAACATTCTTGTTAAAGGGTCTATCGTACCATCATCTTGAAAGCCAGTACTAAGAGTTCCAAAGGATAAACCTTCTTTATTTAGTTCTGCTGCTTTTTCAATAACAGTAAGTTCGTCATAAGTCTTATGACGATAGTCTTCAAAAACTAGGTTTATATCTTCCGCAGACAAAGCTCCAAGCTTATACAGCTTTAAAGTCAAGTCATGCGCAGTTTTGTACAAGGCAAACTCGTCGGTAATATCACCTAATTCTCCTTGTAGTTGTTTTATGGCTTGCGCCGCCTGTTTTTGAAGAGTGTCTTTCACTAACTACTTCTAGTTATTTTCTACTGCGTTTACTTCAGCAATGAAACCACGAGCCATGATCTGGCCAGCTTGATGGTACTCAGCTACTTTATTCATAGCTTCTTCTTGCTCCAAGTCGTAGTCAATCATCATTTCAGCTAATTTTTCAACATCAGCTTCTTCATAATCATCGCCGTACTCTTCACTTAAAAGTGAGTCTGCTGCTTCAGCGTACTTAGTTAAAACTTCGATTTTTTCTTGGTCAACAGCTACTGCTTGCTCTTCAACTGCAACTTCTTCTGCTGTCTTTACCATGTTATCATATACTTCTAATAGATTTGCCATTTTAATTACTCTCCTGAATATTTATTATACAAATTATGTATTATTAAGTCTGCTCCAGCTAATTTTTCCGATTCGACAACTTCTTCAGTAGCTTCTTCAGTAGCTTCCGCTTCCTTAGTAACTTCTTCAGTAGCTTCTTCAACGTCTGCAACCATATTATCTACAGTTTCTGACGCCATTTTGTCAAGCTCATCCATAAAAGCTCTCGCCATTACTCGTCCCCGAGCATCAATTTCTTCAGCTTCTTTTTCAAGATCTGTATTAGAGTTCGCTTCTTCAGTAGCTTCTTCAGTAGCTTCTTCAGTAGCTTCTTCAGTAGCTTCTTCAGTAGCTTCTTCAGTAGCTTCCGCTTCCTTAGTAACTTCTTCAGTAGCTTCTTCCTTATCAGATCCTTCCTCTAGTTTTTCAGCGAAAACTTCTTCCGCCGTTTTTTCCTGTTCTAAAGAAGCGAGAATTTCGTCAATATTTAAACCCATTGATTTACTCCTCCACTTTATTATTAATACTACTCATTATTAAGTCCCTATACACAGCATTTAAGTCCCCGGAATTAAGGGCATAAACAGCTTCTGCAGTCTTAGAAAAAGACTTAGAAAGCTTATTTGATCCCCATACTCCACCAGACGTTGCCGCCATTGCAGATAGAAATGGATGTTTTTTTACAAAATTTTGAAACTCGGAAATAGGAACCCCTTTCCTAGCTTTATTTTCTTGCATGAAAGAATATGTATACGATGCTGGAACAGAAAACAACGAAAGCTCTAAGAATTTAGAAACACTCCCAGCTGTTTTAGTAAACAAGTGATCTTGAAATGCTATCGTACCCAGTGCTCCGGCTCCTACCATTAATGGCATTAACCAAGGGTGCGTAGTCAGGAATGCTTTAAAGCCGCTTTTGGATGGGCTCATAGCAAACTGACCAGCTATCTTCAAGTATCCCATATATAATCCTCCTAATATTCCCATAGGGATTATAGGATTTTTATGTGGGGTTAACTTAGGTTCTTCTTTCTGAGAAAAAAGAAGCTTTGCTAACAAACTTCTATCATGCCCTCTCTCAGCACCTGGGTACTTAGAGAACGCATTAAAATTACTATCTGTTCCTTGCGCAAGCTTAGTTAATACTCTAGCGGTTACTAACTGCTTTGTCATGGACATATACGGTACATCTTCTTCTAACAACCCTGCTATTTTCTCACTAAAATTATCTAAAGACAAGTCGTCCGGAACTGTAGCTTCTGTATCGCTAGGGATGTCAAAGCATATTCCTTCCTTCTCTAATTTATCAGCTAAGTCCTTTTTTCCAAGAGAGTACAGTGCTAGTTTTTGAAAATCCTCTTTTTTAGGAATAATCCTAAGTCCGAGGAAGGTGGAGAGCACATCGTTCAATGGGTAACTTGATAACTTCTCAAGTTTTTCTTTGTCGAATCGAGGCTGCGAATTATAAATTAAAAGTTTAGGGTCTGACTCGATATTTTTTATCTCAGCAGACACTTCTTTTTTTATAGTTGCAGTATTCTCTAATTCAGCTGTATTAACCATATTTCCTTCTTTCTTTAGCATTTCAGCTCTTTCTGCGCTAGGCACTACTCTCGTTTCTTCGACACTTGCTACCTTCGTAAGAAATCCAGCAGTCCTATCCGCAGGGATTGTTACTACACTTAAATCAAAAAACTTGGGCATAGTATTTATAGCGTAGATTTTTTGCCCGCTTGGTAATACTTCGTTCATCCTGTACTTTAAATGATCACAGTATTGCTTTAAAGTTTTTGCCTTGTTTCCGCATACAGAGCAGCAGTCGTAAGGGACTCTACATCCCATACTGACACTCGGTAATTCGCCACCCTCTAACTTCTTTACGACAGGGCTGGCTTTTTCGTTATCCAATTCAAGAATTAGTTCGACTCTCTTCATCCTTGGATTATAGTGGGAGAAGACTACCTTTCCCATTGACTTCTTTGGGTCTTTATTTACATGGTATTTGTAAACATGCCCTAAAGCCTCAAATGTTTTGTGATATTTTTTTAGAACTCCTTCTGGAAAATAGTCTCCATTACGATTACTTCCAAAGTATTCTCCAGCAGATAGCGCATTAACGAGCGCATAAAGTTTTCCTTCCTTTGAATCTAGTGCTTTAATATACTCTTGTAATTCTGGTGAGTACTCAGCAGTTTTATTCATATGAGAAGAATCTACTAAAGTAAATACTTCTGACGAGTTATCGCCATATTCAAATTCTATAATTTTATCCATGTAAAAGTTTGTACTAAGAGGTGACGCCCGTTACCAGTTGATTACCAATTTCATTGTGAAGCACGCCTTGGACAGTATCATGTCCTTGAGCATTTCCTGGTCCTACCATTTTCCTATTAATATCAGCTAATACATTTACAGTGTCATGGCCTGGACCGCCTAAATCTTCTAAACCTCTGTCAAGAGATTGTCTAATGTATGCCCCTGCTGACAAAGGATCTTGCGCCATAAAGGGGGAAAAGTGGTACAAAGACGCCCAGTATTTAGCTACAACCTCTGGGTCTTCTTTTTTTAACTTAGGATGTGCCTCAAGCATTTTTTTATAGTATTCTGCGCTTTGATGTTTTACATGCATATCCTGTAATTTTTTTATTATAATCCCAACTATATTAGTAACTACTCCTGCAGCTGCTGATACGCCAATTAACGCCGCAATTGTTTTAGAATCTATTGATGATGTTTTCTTCATTATGGTAAAACTCTCCGTCTAGTTTTAGGTATTGCTAGTTCAGCAATAGCTTTATTTAAAAGTACTTTTTGCTCCTGTTTGCCGGCTTCCTTTCCTGCTGCGAACGCTACTGGCGCTGCAACCCCTAAAGTAGCCAATACTTTATGATTTTTTGCAAAGTTTATGAGCTCCTTACCTAGTTTACCTACAAAGGTTGTAGGGACCCAGGTAGCTTCTTTTGTTAAACTTTTCTGTGTACTATCCTGTATAATTTCTTCACATTTATCTTGAAAATGGGACACAGTGCCACTTATGCTCGCAAATTTTTTAAAGTTTTCTAACACTTCTTCTGATTGCTTATATATGTCACTATCAGTGTCGGGAGCAGTTGTGTACTCAGCGTCTTTTTCAAAATCTACATGCGGTATCTTTGTGGACAGCTCATCTTTAATGATCATATCAATTGGTCTGTTTAACCACGGCATTGCTACCTTCATTATGTTAGACACGTCTTTATAAGATGTACCGCCTAATACCAGTTGTTCGGCTTGTTTCTTTAATCCCTCTATACTTTCTTCGAAGTTAAGAGAAGCTTCCGATAAAGAATTATTTAAAAAGGAAATATTACCATTTAGCCTTTCTACTTCTTGGCGTAAGGCTCCCTGATTAATGGGGTCGGACTCAGCAGTTTTTTCCAGTCCTGGGTATAGTTCTAAGTCTGTGATAAGTGGTACTGGCTCGCTGTAGTGGTCCGCAGAAGCTTTTAAACTAGACTCTTTTGTAATACCAGTCACTGCTTCGTATGCTTCGTCCGCATTTCCTACCGGGTAATCTAAATACTTGTCAGATGATGTCTTCATTAATTGTAGGTAAGTCTCGTTATTTGCTGATTCTGTAATCCTAGAAATTTGTTGTTGAGAAAGTCCTCTGTCTTTTGCTACCTTAACAACGCCTTCTGTAATACTAGAATTGTTAGAAACGTAGTCTTTCGCAATATTTTTACCCAGATTGCTGAGCTCATATGATGTAATCATTAGTTTAATATATCTCCTATCTAATTTTGTGTCAAGTACTATTATGTAATTTACTAAAAATTATTTAACCCGCTTATCATCTCGTTAGAGATAACTGCAAATATAAGGGCATGTAAAAAGTCATCTGGACCTACGTTTATGTACTTCATTAAATTTCGGTCCTCGTCGTAGTCCGCATACACATTTAAAAGATCTTCTGCAAACTCTTCCGTTTCTTCCCACTTAGGGAAAATAATTCTCTGGTCTTTTATAAGTTTAAATAACTCAGTAATAACCTGTGTCCTGTTAAGCGTATAAGCCGGCATCTTAACATTCCACTTGACCTTCTCCTTCTGAGAAGGTACATGTTGAAATGCTATGACACGCTCAAACCCTATTTTTGATCTTATCTCTGAATTCGGAGCTTCACCCATACCGTAATCAGATGCAAGATGTTGTGCATTCCACCTAGATAACATTCTAGGGACTTCCTTATGAATATAAGCATAATCTGCCTCTTTTCCAAGAAACTTTTTCATATGATGCACTCTATACTTACTACCTTCTGTAGATACTACCGCAGACACTGTATGTGACTTCTCTGAGTTAACAGGTCCGTAGTCTAGCCCCATTATTGTGCTCGGGATCTCTCTGGGGTTCGGAGGAGTTTTAATAGAAAAGGATGGATCACAACAATTTACAATATCCTGCTTTGTAATAGGTGAAGTACCCTCATCGTATTCAAGGCCAAGAGTCTCGTTAAAAAAAATAGCTCTTGGTTGTCTTCGTCTTTTTTCTATTACATCTCTTTTCCAATCAATCCAAGGTGCATAGGTAAAATGAAGAACACACACTCTGTAACCTTCCATGTCGGGATCTTTAGACCCTGTAGAAACCCATTGTCCTGCTTTTAAAGATTCTGGAGAAAGTATTCTTCCACACTTTTTACATATCGGTCCTTCTTCTCCTATACTGTCATAGTCAAGTAAGTTCCAATGATTACAAGATTCACACTTAGGCATAAACTCTGCTTGAGACGAGTCAAACCATAAGTCCGCTAGTGTGCCTCTCGAACGTTTCGGGGTTCCTGCATAAAGCGTATGTTTGTACATAGACCTATTCATAGTCTCTTGAGCAATTGGTATAACCTCTGCTCTCAAGTCCTGGGCCTCGTCAAAGCATAGCATGTCTGCGCTGTACCCCCTAAGTCTGTCGGCTGACAATAAAGCATATCTAAGATACATACGTGATCCGTTTAGAAGTTGTTTCATAAACACGTTCTGTACAATAGTACTATTCATATAATAATCTTTAATAAAAGGACTACCTTCTAGTGCGGGGTTAACTCTGTCGTGAGAAAATACTTTAGTTTGCTCCACGGTTGGAGCTACAAACAAGGTTCTAAAGTACTTAATCATAGCACTATTAGTAATCATGATGTTAGCTAAAGACGTCGACTTACCAACCTGACGGCTGGTTTTTAAAACAATCTCAGGACTACTGGAATTGTAGATAGCTCTCATATGTGGGTAATCATTTAAAGAAAACGGTCTACCATCTAAATATAGGAAGTTTTCTGTAAACTCACTTCTAGATAAGGATACTTCTTGGGACACTACTTTCTCTTCCTTCTCTTACTTCTATTACGCAAAGTTTTTGCTGCGTCTTCTTGTTGTTGTGCGATCTTATATTTAAAAACCTGTTTTTTCTTTCTTTCCCTCTTTATAGAAGAAGGTTTTTCATAATATCTACCGTTCCGCAGTGTGTCCATGATGCCTGCATCGTCAATCTTACGCTTAAAGACACGTATTGCAGATTCTATATTATTGTTGTGTACTTGCACAGACAGTGGGCTTGAGTCATTCTGTTCCTTCTTTTTCTCTTCTTTTCAGCTACCCTGTGTGCTTCCTTTGTTAGCGTTGTATGATTTATTGGTATACTGGTCGTAACTTACGTTAGTCTTCCGCTTATATTTCATTCCCTACTATTGGTTTGGATTTACTTTCTTTCATGTCATAGAACAGGTCTCCATACTTACTATGTTCTAATAATTTGTACAGTATATTTCTAAAACTTTTTCTTGGTATTCCCCATCCTTTGGAATATTGTAATTTACGGTCCAGCTTTGCTGTTTCTGATGCCGACTGTAACTGTTCTAAATCATCGCCTGTCTCGTCTTTATCGTCTAAGTAGTCATCAGCCTTTCTTTTATAGTTTCTTGCCATCATCTGTCCTATAAGAAGCTCTAATGGATATTGATCTTCTGGGTCCCTGACATCTTCTCTGTTTGGGGGAGGAGACAACCATTTATTATTTAGTACGTCATAAACACCAAAATGGGAGTCTTGCCAAACACTCTTATGTTCATCATCATGCTCTTGTATAAAAAAGTTTATTGGGTGTTTTGTCCCAGATACAAGTTGTCCATTTAACGTGTCTTGGTGAGCATGGTATTTAGCTGCGTTTTCTTTTCCGGTAACCTTAACATTAATATCAACATCCGACGTAGACTTGTACTTATAGCCAGTAATAGACCCGAGTACCACCACCTCTTTTATTTGAGATGATGGTATCCAAGAATATAAATACTTTAAGATCTGAGCTCTTACTCTCGGGAGGAGTGTTTGTGCGTCAGATCATATATCTTTAGCTAAAGTATTTTGAGGCTTATCTAGTATGCCGGAGGTTTTTAACATTATAGATTAAAGGGACCCAGGATTGTTATTATCCCAAACGACCTCAGCCGGTGTGTTACTTTCTTGATTTTCTTTACTGTTTTTAACACCCTTTAGCGCAGTTTCTTTGGCTACAGATCTATTTTTTTGAAACGTTGACTGAGCTTTACTATTAGGTGGAGTAGTGGTTCCTATAGGAGTGGTTCCTGCTCCTGCTGTAGGAGTGGTTCCTGCTCCTGTCCCCATTGGCTGGGATTTTCCTTTTAAAAGATTGCTTGCAAAGGTAAACCCTTTTCCTACTCCTCCTAAAATTCCGCCTATTCCTCTTCCAAACAATCTTCCAGTTCCTATCGCTGCTTCAGCGGTTGCTCCGCCAAGAAACTGGCCGGCATTTACTATAGCATTCCCCATATTTCTCGGAGCATTTAATAGTGCAGTCTCTGCTTTCTGTGTAAACTCTGCACCTGCCTTGTAATCTTTGTCTATACCAGGTTTACTAGTATTTACATCTTGGTTAGCCTTCCTGTTAACATTAAAAGGTGCCAGCTCCTTTGCTGCATTATTTTGGGCCATACCGCCATCAAGCATACCAGCCGTACCCGGGCCTGCAGGTTGTTGTGCGTTACTGTAAGGGCTGGAAGGTATTTTGCTAAGGGAGTTACCCATAGTTCTGTTTCCCCCTCCAAAGAACTTTCCACCTAACTGGCTTGCGGCGGCCGAAGGTTTATAGTCTGATGGTACGTTTGTTGCTGCCGCACCAGTAGCACCTGCACCAGTAGCAACACTTGTTGCTGCTGGCTCTTTTGGAGTCGCTGAATTTCCGCTGTTGGATCCTATTCCGTACGCAGCGTTTATAGCTCCCTGTGCTTTTTTATAAGCATCAGAATTCTTATCACCTGATGCAGCTTTTCTAGCTTTAACTGCTGCATTTATGTCAGAAAACCCGCTGTTTTTTGAATCAAAGTTTTTTGCTGCCTCTCCGAAGGTACGTTTTTTAGGTTGTTGTTTATTTTGTTGTTTAGGTTTCGCTGCTTCGGTTGAATTTCCATAATAAGGTTGTTTCGGTGCATCTTTAGTTGAGTCGGTCCCCGTATAATACGATATTTCCCTAGATTTCTGAGCATATTTATTTAAAATATTCACTGCTATTTTATTGGTATCCATTACTAATCCTCTTTATTATTAGTTAATATTATGTCTTTATTAATTTCTGACATGTGCGGTATTGTACTTTCGCTACTACTGGACATGGTAACGTCTGCATCCATACCTTTTATTTTAAAAGTTATTTCCTCAAAAATATCTTTTTTCTTATCTGTATCTTTATCTAACTTGTCTAATCTGTCAGTTAGCTTTACTGCTAATGATCCCCATTTTTGTGCTAAGTCTGGGTCAGACTTTGATCGTTCTTTAAAGTTATAATACGAATCTGTCATCATATCTTTTAACATTGTATCAAAACTTTTTTCTGGCGCTGCTCCTAACTTCCACAGCAAATAATCTTTATCTCCATCTAATGCTATCTTATAAAAACGTTTTAACCCTGGATCTTTTGTTTGGTTTACATACTCCCTTTTTTCTTGTATTCCCCATTCTGCAACGTTAAAAAAATACTTAAGAAAGCACTGAACGTCGTCTGACGAATACTGCATATTATACTTACCATTAACAATCAATTCTATATCTTCGTCAGTAATATTAGCCAGCGCCATTGACGTTATTAATCTATACATTAAAGAATCATTCATTATAGCTAAGGAACCTTTTACACCTTCGACGGTGTCTACTGGGAAGTTAAACATATGGCCATACATTCTTTCCATGTCCCAACGCTTTAGCCAATCCGGGTTTATTTCCTCAGATTTAGTAGTGAAGTACTTCGCTTGTTTTTTATAGAAATAATCATACACTTGTTGAATACCTGGTATGGGAAATTCCAATCCTAATAAAATTAAGTTATCGTGAATTGCGTCAGCAGACATCCTGCCAACGACCAGTGTTTCTACGTATTTAATGTAAGGTATCTGCACTATTTAAAATAAGTTTAGTTGTTTAGCTTTATCTTTTAAAACTTTTACTTCCTTGTCTCTCTTTTCTACTTCTTTCACCATTCTGTCGTTAACCCACTTAGGAAAAACTCCAGTTTCTCTAGCTTCTGCGGCAAGTATCCGTGCTTGTGTCTTCGTCATACCTTTTTTAAAAAAATAGTATTTAAAAGTATCCTGTACGGGGCTATACTTTCCAGCTAGTTTATTGAAGAATTTCAAAGGTGTCCTACTCCCCGCTTTTAATAGCTGACTCTAGGTCTGCTAATGCTTGCTTACCTTTTGCCCCCATACCAACAAAAGGTACGTGTGATTTTATATTTTCTAACCCATCAAGAGTTGCCTTGTATGCCTGCTTACGTGCCATCAAGGTGTATAATGTATCCATGCCTTGATACCCCTTAAGCAGGGCAATCCCCGGATAGTCGTCATTGGCAGCTCTTAAAGTGTCCCGCATTTTTACCATTGCCTTAGTTCTCCCTAATTCCATTTCACGACCGTGATCTGTATAGCCTGCTACTTTGTTAAATACTTTCTCTGCTTTGTTCATGTTATATCTCTTCTATGTAATTTTTATTCTGTGTTAACTTCTCATAAACAGGTACATACGCGTACTTTTTACCGCTTATATGCTTTAATCTAAAGATTCGTTTTTCTGTTTCGAATATCATTCCTGTTTTATCTATATCTATTAATGTTGCTTCTCCGCTCTCTATCGTAGCCAAAGTATTTGTCTTTCCTTTCTTAGACTGAAAGGTACCTTCAAAAGTCAGCGTGTCTTGGGTATGGTCCCTATTCCTTCTTAATGGTGTAGGAAAGTTTCTGTCTAACACGTTGTGCTTTGCTGAAAACGAAAAAACACTTTCTGAATCACTGGGGCAATAAAGCCTAAGATCAAAATGTGTTCCGTTATTATTTTTATGAATCTGGTAAACATAATCCCAATCCTTTATATCTAAATTAGTTGGAAGGTGTGTATAACCATCTTTATATTGTTTTTTTCTTTTATCGTTACCCACGCTCAGCTTTGCAATTGGGATTGAAGCACTTTGTACGCCTTCGCTTACTACCTTGAGAATCCACTACTATGTGAAGTCTTGTGTTAGTACCACCGCATACAATGCATTGTCTCCCGACAGCTGGTTTGCTGACCGAACGTTTTTTTATTTCTTTTTTTCTTCTTTCTCTAAGAGTTTTAGCCAAAGACATCTTGTAGTCTGGTTTTATCTATTGAAAGCTTTTTTTCCCACTTAGCTAGCTTAGTGTTTAATTTACCGCCAAACATTTCGTCCACAGTAACTTTAAACTCATCAAATGACTTAGGGTTTGTTTCTTCCGCTAACTTTGTAAAGATATTTTCAAAATCAGCATCTGTAACAGGTGTAGTTGCCTTCGCTCTCTTTACAAAAGCATTACCTTCTAAAAAAGAGATAAGAGCCTCATCTTTATTTGGGTCCCTATCATTTATTACAATCTCACTCATAATTTATTCCTCGTCTATTAATGCTACAAAAAAATTAAGTTCTGCTTCTGTAGGTAATTTATTAAAAGATGCTAACTTGCTAAAGCTCCCATCGTAAATGCCCACAGCCTGGCTATCGTCACCTACAACTTCATCGCAAGTCGCTCCTAAGTTATTCTCAAGATAGTAACTAATATCCTGTGCCAGTTTAGCTCTTTCTTCCGTACCATCATGTTCTAATAATATATACATGTTTTAAAACAAACCTTCTATTCTTCCAGCTGTATTTTCTACGTCTTCAATTAGTCTAGTTAACTTAGCCTCGGTTTTAGGAAAAGGTCTCTTTGTCCATGATAACCCAATAAATCCGACCGTACGTCCTGTAGAATCTTCTATTGCTTTAGCGTACAAATACTTAGTTTTAGCTTTTTCGTAAGACGTTTTTTCTATCGATGCCCATTCTGGCATATCATTGACATTTACTTGTACTTTTCCTTCTTTTACTACCCCTGATATTGCTATAGGAAATAAATGAACAGGTATGCTCTGGTATGAGTCTATGATAGGTACTGCATCATCTACTACCTCTACTAAGCAAGTTGCTCTTGTCTGATGCTTAGTTGTGTAATATTGTCGTCCATTGTGGAACCCAAACAACCAAGCCCTATTAGCATTAGATTTATCCATTAATTGTAACAATCTATTTCTTATCACCTCGTTATTTTCTACCTCAGCAGTTAACTCTCCTACTGTTGGCCCGTCAAAGTTTCTTTTTATCTCGTTATGATTATCATGTATCTTCTTTTTTATTAAAAAGTAGGATACTGCTATCCCGACCACTTCCTTTATAGCTACTAAAAAATCAAGTATTCCCCCGTATTCCATCATTCTCTCCGTGCGTTATCTGTGTAAGTATTAATAATTTCTGTAAGTATCCTTACCATCACTTGAAAGCGCGCTTCCTAGTAAAGCACCTAATGCCCCAGTTCCTGCTAACCATGGTAGCGGGTTTTTGTCTATTCCTAGTGACTCTGCTAGCCCTTTATCATCGCTGTCGGGAGCATAGGTTTTAGGAGATACTTTTGGGTTTACAGCGCTCTTATTACCAATACCTGCTCTAGATCTAGTACTGTTTCCTATATTTGGCAGTACGTGTGATGCTTCATCGACCTTAATCGGTACTGTATTATAAGGTACGGACCTAATTTTTTTAGGGATAACTCTTACTTTTTTATTTAAAACTTTTGTAACCCTCTCTACCTGCTTCGCTTTCAATGCTTTCTCTTCTGCTAATCTTATAGCTTTATTGGCAGCTTTTGTTTCGGATCCTGCAAGTCCTCTGGCTTTGTAATCTAACTGTTTGTACTTTTTTGCATACTCATCAGAAAATACCGATCTTACTTTGTCCCATACAGTATTTTTACGTGGTCTTATTACTAAACCAGACGGTGTAACTGATAATCTTTTCGTTGCATCGCGTGCCCCACTTACTGCTGCTTTGCCAGACGCGGATACAGCTGCTCTAGGTTTTAAAAGGGACCTTAAAGCTTTAACCTTCCAGCTACTAGCATTCTTCTGCATCTCATATTCAAAACCTTGCATAGTTGCTTGGTTTTGGGTGACTGTAGATATGTCAATGTAGTTAGTATCAATTGACGCTAATTTTTCAAAAACTATAGTTGATTTATCCACTTTATTGACCTCTGTACCTACTATTTAGGTTCATTATAACTTTTTCTCGTTCGCTTGGGTATAAATTCGCTGGAGTACCTAGCTTATTAACTGCATAAGCGCCGGCACCTAATGTCGCTGCGCCTAAAGCCCAAGGCCAAATTCTTGTTTTACTTTCTACAAGATCTTCTGATATATTTTCTCCTTTCTGAGCTCTTACTAAAGCATCCTTTAAGTCTTTTACTTCTTTATTTAGGGAGTCCACTTTAGAAGGATTTATGTGTTGTTGTACTTCTTTCTTCAAATTTTTTACGTCCCTTTTTCCTGCCCTAAGGCTACTAGCTTCAGACGAAACTTTTGCAGCTTTTTTAGCCTCAGCTATTAAAGTAGACGGTCTAAAACCTTCGTATAAACTCTTACCAACTTTTTTCGCAACATTGTACGTCCCAGTAAAAGGTCTAAAAAGCATTTGATGAAAAATATTTGCATTTTTTTCCAAGTCAATTTCTTGAGCAAATCCATCTATTAGCGCTCTTTTTTCTATATCATTCAT